TTATGTCCCGTGTAGAACAAATGCTACACAGTGAAGAAGAAATTTTGCGCTTTACGGGCAAGATGAAACTTGAACATCAATACAGAAACTTGTATAGTGTAAAGACAGTTGAGGATTTTATGCGCTGGCAGGATGACCAGTATCTTGGAGGTAGTATGAAATCGGCGGCTGTAAGAAGTTCCGAACCACCATCACTTGAAGGATTGTTTGCATGAGAAAGTCTTATATTAAAGTTTCCTTTCAGAAGGAAGGCATACACAAATATCCTGGCGCAAAAGATTTGCCTGGTGTAGAGTTTTTACAATATCCACATAGACACATTTTTCATTTTTATGTTACACTAGGCGTATTCCATGATGATAGAGATGTGGAGTTTATTTTATTTAAACGTGAACTCGAAAGTCTTTATGATGAAAAAACATTACAACTAGATTATAAATCTTGTGAAATGATTTGTGAAGATCTTATGGACTATATTGAAAAGGAATATCCTGACAGGGGTGTTCAAGTTGAAGTTTATGAAGATGATGAAAATGGTGGTATTGTAAAAAATGATTTATTTGATTGATTTAGAATATGTGGAAACACGTTATACAGCACAATGGAAAACAGAATTTCCTGCACTGTTAAGTGATAACAATCTCGATGTTACTATTATTGAAGGTCCAGCAGACATTGCGGCTTGCACGACACCAGGTGCATTTCTAAACTTCTCAGGCACAAACATTTACAAAGCAGAACAAGTAAAAAAGATTGCTGAATTGTTTACTGACAATAAGATAAAAGAGGGTGACCACTTTGTTTTTGCAGATGCTTGGCATCCAGGTATTATCAATCTTAAATATATGTCAGAACTATTGGGCGTAAAGGTTATTACACATGGCATGTGGCATGCCGGTAGTTATGACCCACAGGACTTCTTAGGTAGACTAATTGGTGATGTTGATTGGGTTCGTAATGCTGAAAGAAGTTTTTATCATTGTTTTAATTACAACTGGTTTGCGTCAGACTTTCATGTAGAAATGTTTAAGCAAGCATTCGGTTCTAAGGCAAAGTCATTCAGAACAGGTTGGCCAATGGAGTATCTAAAACATGAAATTGAACGTGATACATTAGGCACAAAGAAACAAAATAAAATTTTGTTCCCGCATAGGATTGCACCTGAGAAACAACCAGATATTTTTGAGGACTTGGCACAAGAACTTCCTGAGTATGAGTTTATTTTTTGCCAGCAGATGGATTTGAAAAAACAAGACTATCATAAGTTGTTGGGTGAATCTAAAATGGTATTTTCAGCAAACTTACAAGAGACACTTGGCATAGGATGTTATGAGGCATTGTGTGCAGGTGCTATTCCAATGGTTCCAGATAGATTATCATACAAAGAAATGTATCACGATGAATTTAAATATGATAGTAAATGGACACGGAACATGAATGGTTATACAAAATATAAGAATGAATTAATTAGCCGTATTCGTAATTTAATGGATGATTTTCACACAAATCATATGACTTCGACTATACATAATAACAGAAAGTTTCTTGAAAAGGAATACTTCTCGGCTAAAGGATTGATTGATGTATTACAGCACTAAAACATATGGGCATGATCGTGGACTTTCATGTGCATTTAGACAGCCATTGGCTACACATTCTCACTGTAGTTTGATTCATGGATATTCACTTGCATTTAGTTTTAAGTTTGCCGCCCGAACTCTAGATGATAAGAATTGGGTTGTAGACTTTGGCGGGCTGAAGCAACTAAAGGAATGGTTGGAAAAACAATTTGACCACACACTTGCAGTTGATAAAGACGATCCAAAGATTAAAGAACTTATGGAGTTGCAAGATAAAGGTCTTGCGGATGTTCGTATTATGAATGGTGTCGGGTGTGAAATGTTTGCTGAACAAGCTTTTTATTTTGCAGATGATTTAATTAACAAAATGACTGATGGTAGATGTCGTTGTGTATCTGCTGAGTGTCGAGAGCATGGCGCAAACTCAGGCATTTATGAGATGGAGATTCTAGAAATATGACTGATGAAGAATTTATAGATCAACTGGAAGAATACTTTAAAAGTCACGCCAGACAATTTAGCGCAGGAAATAATTGGGTGCTTGGTCCAACTAATGGAACAGCCAGATATATTGCCAAATGGGTTACTGATTTCCTAAAAGAAAAGAATATTAAATACTAATGAAGATTGCACTTATTACTGACACACACTTTGGTGCTAGGTCGGATTCGTTACCCTTCGACTCCTTCTTTGAAAAGTTTTATGATAATTGTTTTTTCCCTGAACTGGAAAAACGACAAATTAAAACTGTTATTCACCTTGGTGATATTTTTGACCGCCGTAAGTATATCAACTTTCATACATTGAAAAAATGTAAAAGATATTTCTTTGATGCTACTGAAAAGTTGGATATTGATATGCACATGATTCCAGGCAATCATGATACATATTACAAGAATACAAACGAGGTAAATTCACCTGAGCTGTTGCTAACAGACTATGATAATATTACAGTGTATCCCGAGGTAACTGAACTGACTTTTGGTAATGCACTAAAGCCTAAAAAGATTCTTTTCACGCCTTGGATTTGTTCTGACAATTATCAACAAACAATGGATGCTATAAATGAGACAGATGCTACAGTATGTTTTGGACACTATGAACTTGCTGGTTTTCAAATGTATAAAGGTCATGCAAATGACCATGGTATGGACCCTAGTATTTTTCAGAAGTTTGATCTCGTTTGTTCTGGTCACTTCCATCATAGGAGTAGCCGCGGCAACATTACTTATCTTGGCAACCCTTACGAAATTACTTGGAGCGATTTTGATGACCCTAGAGGATTTCATATCTATGATACAGAAACAGATGAATTGGAATTCATCCAAAACCCATTTAACATCTTTCACAAATTCCATTATGATGACACATCAGACTCTTTTAGAGCAATTGTCAATTCTGATATTTTTAATAATCTTTCGGGATGTTGTGTGAAGGTAGTTGTTGTTAACAAAACGGACTTCTCACTATTTGAAAAATTTGTTGATAAGTTGTATAGTTCTAATCTTAATGAGCTAAAAATTATCGAGGACTTTTCTGAATTTGAAGATGAGGCTATCGGTGATGACAATATAAATCTAGAGGACACGATGACATTGTTGAATGAATATGTTGACAATGTTACAACAGATCTAGATACAAATAGATTAAAGGGTGTGCTACAAACACTATATGTTGAAGCACAAAATATTGAATGATTCACTTTGAAAAATTACGTTGGAAAAATTTTCTTTCCACGGGTAATGCTTTCACTGAAATAGAATTTACAAGGTCGCCAAGCACACTTGTTATAGGTGAAAATGGTGCGGGTAAGTCTACATTTCTTGATGCACTTTGCTTTGCACTGTTTAACAAGCCTTTCAGAAACATTAATAAGCCGCAACTTGTAAACTCTATTAATGGTAAAGATTTGCTTGTTGAGATTGATTTTAAGATAGGTCGTAAAAATTATATGATACGGCGGGGTATCAAACCTACAGTCTTTGAAATTTATTGTAACGATGAATTAGTTGATCAGGATGCGGCTCTGCGTGATACACAAAAGTATCTTGAAGAATCAATTCTAAAACTAAACTATAAATCGTTTACACAAATTGTTATTCTTGGCAGTGCTTCTTTTACACCATTTATGCAACTGCCTCTAGGACAACGCCGTGAAATTATTGAGGACATTTTGGATATTCAAATATTTACTGTTATGAATACAGTTTTGAAGGATAAACAAAATGTTTTGCGTGAAACAATTAGGGATATTGAAACACAAGTTGAAGTTGCAAAACAAAAAGCTACTATTCAGAAATCTTACATTGCCACACTTGAAGAAAATAAAGCTAAAAAAATTACGGAAATTGAGGGGAAGATTGATGAGCTGGACTCAACGATTACGACAGAACAACAAAACGTTACTACAATATCAGAACAGAAGGCGGAACTGGGTAATCCCGAAGAAAAAAGAAGAAAGCTTGAAAGATACAAGGACAAATTCCAGTCCCAAATAAATAAGGTATCTAAGGAGATAGAGTTTTATGAAAATCATGACGACTGCCCAACATGTAAACAGGGTATCCCGCACGACTTTAAACACGAAATCAAAGCAGAACGGGTATCTAAAATACAAGAACTTAAAACAGCAACAGCGGACCTTGATGAACAGTTCTCAGACTTGGATCGCTTAATTACTGAGGTCGGTGTATTAGATATTGCCATTATGGAAAGTAATAATAACATTATCTCTAATCAAAGATTCCTACAAAGACTGCATGTTGAACTTGGTGAAGCAAGAAACAATGTTGCAAATATTGATGAAGAAAAAAGTAAACTGAAAGAAATGGCTAAGGAAGTTACTTCCGCAAATAATTTAAAAAGCGAAAAGAACGAGGAGCAACATTATTATTCTGTTTGTGCTTCACTGTTAAAAGATACAGGTATTAAAACAAGAATCATAAAACAATACCTTCCTGCTATAAATAAACTAGTAAACAAATATCTAGCGGCTATGGACTTTTTTGTTCAGTTTAATCTGGACGAGAAATTTAATGAAACTATTAAGTCTCGGCATAGAGATAAA